TTATCTGCCCTGCATTGTCGCCCAACCACCAGACGGCAGTCTCTACATCCTTAAGCTTATCGTCTGCCATAATTTAGCCTCCACCTTAGTTATTGAATTAATATTTCCAGTCGATTTCAAGTTCGGCTGAGATTTCCTCAAAGGTGAGGTCTGTTGTCTCCAACATCTCCTGGGCTTGATACATTAATTCTTCAGCCTCTTTACCACAGTCGAAATTCTGAGATGTAGTATATCCATCTCTAGATACAATAAAATACTTTCCCTTTAAACTATCTATGTGCATCTCTTCGTTCCCCATGGCTTATGCCTCCTTAATTATCTTATACTTATATATTAGCATAAGCGGTTAGGCATGTCAAGCTTTTTATATGGATAATTCATTAAAACATTCTAATAGTAATATTAAAAAAAATTATAGCTTACTGCTTGACTGCGTCGCATTCGACGGACTTGATTGTTATCCGTAATATATTCAGCGCGCATGCAATATTGGTACAATGGTGGTACCTTATTTTTAAATTGTCTTCCCACGGCAAGCTGTTTACTACTCGAGCTCGTGGAGTGCTGCATAGCGGGCAGGTGGCACCGTGTTGTGGTGAGTATTCGACACCTGATGCAGCTTTGGTTTTTGCCACTACCAGCAACTCGATATTATTTTTAGTCATTTTTAACCGCCTTTATCATGTCAAGAAGAATATTACCAGGCTGTGCCTGACCGGTTGCAGCCTGGTAACGGGACTGTTTTTCTTTTGTTCTCATACCAAAATAAGCCCGGAGCAGGGCTGTGGGTGTTGCAAGGATCGCGAGTAATACGGGCCAGAAATCAGTTAGATTTTTAATCATATCCTGTTGATCTCTTAGGATTGCTACAGACCACATAGACATAAAAACAATAATCGCAAAACCAATAAAGCGGGCCATCATGATTGCGATTTTGGGGCGAGTGCTTGCACCTGACATGTCTGCCGATGCGAGCGAGGCTTGTATCTGAGCCCACGCCTGGATACTGGCCACTTCAACATCAAGCTCCTTTTCCATGATCGATAATTTTATATGTGGGGGGAGTGCATTAATTGCCACACTCGCCTGTTCGCCTGTAACGTTTTTATTCAGTTTCTTACTGTCAGGAAGAAAACTATTTATAACGTCGAGGATAACCCCTCCACCCGGCACTGCACTTCGAATCGCTGCTGAGCCTACCTTTAATAGGATGTCTTTTAATTTCATGGCAGTACTTCGTTGATATTAAATTTGATTAATGGGTTATGTTTAAGCAAGGATGGCTTTGAATATTCAGGTTTTAGGTCTTCAAAGCAGCCTGGTGCGTAATCCATAAGTGCTACCCATATTGCCCGTGCTATCGGCCTGATTTGTGGGTGCGCTGCTTGTGAGCCACGTAACTTTATAAAATGCCTCCATTCTCGCAGATTTGCCATCATCACAATCTCAGCTTTTAGGCAGTTAGGAAGAACTGATCTTGCGATCTGCGGTGATGTATTACAAGCAAGCATATTGAGATAACTGTATTCAGCTTGCTTGCATAACTCCTTCCACGATTCCCTTTGCCCGGCAGATAATGACTCTGGCTCTATAAAGGTACATTCTTGCCCAAATTTATCATTACTATAATTACAGTAGCGGGTACTTTCTTGCGCGTAGCTGGCAAGACGATGACGGACTATTTCATGAGTTATTCCGCGGTCGGTGATAATTCTAAATGATGCACATGCGTGCTCAAGCATTGCATGGTGGCCTGATATTCGTAACTTCCGAACAAAGTTATATGCAGAGTTATCGGTGATTTTATCCTCACTTTTGTAGCAGGTACGTCCTGCGATTTCTATCTGCTTTTCTGGGTTCGGCGTTATCCATAATAGCTCGACTGATTGCTTAGTTATTATCATATTTTTGCCGTCATGAATGATTTTTTAATGGCGCGCTTAAGGATTAAGTACCCGATTAAATCTAACTCGGTATCATCCCCGGCGAATTCATGCCCACGTGCAAGCCTACTTAACTTATCGTCGATCCTGACATTTATCTGCTCAAGAGCATCAACCCTTGAGAATATCCGCACCGGATCTGCTGCCGAATTGCCGTAAGCCCTGTTTTTCTCTAGTAAAAATTTTTTCAGTTCATCACATGTTTCTGATATTGCTTCTTGCATTGTTTCCTCCATAGTTATTTATTTTAGTAATCAAAATTTACCGAGTATGTATGCCCGCATGCAGGGCATATTACCTCTACGTCGATTGTCTGCACCGTGTGGTGCTCACCTATCTGGTATGGTTGTCCACCGTCCCAGAAATCTGCCAGATCTAGCAAATCTGTACTTTCGAGGCATCCGGGGCAATCGCAGAACAAGGAGATGCTCCACGTTGCGGTAGGTAGGGCAATTTTTTGTTTAGTGCTGTTTGTAGATGGCATTGTTTCCTCCGTAGTTATTTATTTTAGTAATCAAAATTTACTGAGTATGTATGTCACAATCAGGGCATATTACCTCTATATTGATTGCCTGCACTAGACCTAATGGCACGCCTACCTGGGATAGCTGACCACCGTCCCTTAAATCTATAAAATCAAGTAAATCTGTATTTTCAAGGCGTTTTGGGCAATCACAGAACAAGGAAACACTCCACGTTGCGGTAGGTAGGGCAATTTTTTGTTTAGTGCTGTTTGTCAATGGCATTGTTATTCCTCCTGTGTTGTTGGCTGGGATAGTTCTATCCTTGCTTGCTCGTTAAGTTCTTGTAGTGCTGCCTTCTGGAAAGATATATGTCTCATAATTAAAGGTTTTGCCTGAGCAGGAGACGTGACGTACGGCGAACTATGGCTATCTCCACTTATAATTATAGGCTGCAAGTTTTTTCTACGGTAAAACTGTTTTAGTAATAATAGCTGGCGGCTTGGATCATGATAGTGATCCAAGCACGCCTGCTCTAGGTCTACAAGTAATTTTTCGGACATCTCTATCTCTCGGTAACATTCCCAAATTCCAGCTGCTGTTTTCTGTCCAATTAATCCCATTAAAACTACCGCCTTTTATTTTTATTTTACACCCTGACTTATTACTCTACGGCCTAACTTTTGTGTGCCATCACCAGGCTGTGGCCAGAATTTTATCTGCAACACTTCTGCCGCGATTAAGTCGTATACGCAGCAATCCCAAAAATGCTGTGGGCGTGACGATGCTGCAATCCATAGCCCGTTGTCATCCACTGACTCTACCGTCATATGCCTTGCGAATTCGACTGTAGTTTCTTTGTGGAGATGCCATGCACCAGGGTCGGTTGGTGCGATATCCAACTTGCTTGATAGTGAGTTTTTGAAGAATCCGACATCTGCCGATAAGAGCCTAATTCCACCTCTTATAAGCTTCTTTGTACCCGGATAATAATCTATGTTCGACCATGTCAAAGGCGTGGCCTTTGGGCCGGTGCCCTTTAGTGGTATAATAAGCCCTGGATACAATCTACTGAAATCATAAACCTCAGACGTTCTGTGCCCCATGGCATCCTGGACAATTAATCTAACTACATACTTAACTCCATGTACGTCTAAGTAGCTGTCATTAAATAGTACTTGTATGAGCGCTTCCTTTGAGGTTACAAAGCCCTCTCTCACTAACCATGACTCCTGGGTTAGGCCATACCCCCAAGCTCTAATGGTGTAGTAGAATCCATCATCCTGAGTATCAACTCCTGCAGTAAGGGCTGCAACCCCAGTTGGTACAAGTCCGCGTGGCCGATCGTCGCGTAATATAAGGATACTATCCTCATTTTTGCTATGTGAAATTATCCACGGTTCAGCCTTGTAATTATTCATAAAGTTTTTGAGCTTATTACGATCACTAAGTCCGCGAATAAATGCTGCTGCAATTTCGGAGAGGCTGACAAAGTGAGATAGCCATGCTGGAGTATGAAAGCCGATTTTTTTAGGACGCATCTTGTTGAGATAATCATATAAGCTTTTTCCGTTGCTTCTTGCGATCCATCTACCTTTCTGAACTGCTGCATTCCGCTGATAATCATCCCAGTTTGATTTACAATAGTTGCACTCATACCAAGCGAGCACTTCATTTTCTACTATTTCCGCGTCACGTTGATCGGATGGCCATTTAATGTCATCAAATTTCATTAATAGCATTTCTCCGCAGTCTGGGCATGTTACAAAGTAATCAAAAATAACTTGTGCTTCAGTGTTCAGCGCTTGCCATATCGCGCCAGCTTCTATTGTAGGTGTGCTAATTTTCCAGATTTTATAATTGTGCGGGAAAGCAGTCGTCCTTTTTCTTGCCAGATCAAGTGATCCGGCTTCTTTTTTGTTTGGGGTTGTTACATATTTATCTATTTCGTCAAGCACTACATACCGGCACGACTTATTACCAAGAGATGTGGCTGAGCCTGCCCAGCCCATATAAATTGCCATGGTTTTCATTTTTATTCTTAGGGCTGCTACGTCATCATCTACCCCAGTTAACAGCTCACGCAGCAGTGGGCTGGCAAGGATCATGGGCTGTAATCTGTCCTGACTATTTTCTCGGCATGTTCGCTCGTTTGGATATACGATTAATGTTGGGCCAGGACAACGGTCAATTAGGTACGCTAAACACGTGTCCAATACTGCCGTCCCGCCAACTTGTGGAGCCTTGCAGTTTATAATTTCCCGGACAGACGGGAAGAATGATGCATCTAGCATCCCAGTTAAATACGGCAGGAAATTATTCTTCCATTTACTGCCTTCAAGCGGGCCAGCGGTTAAGACCCGGTGTCGCTCTGCCCATACACTCGGCTTAATGGGCTTACGCTGACGGTAAACTCTCAATTCACCTTTCGATAAATTAAAGGTGAATTTCCTGGAAGATTTTAGCGCTGGATTGGTGATAGTTGTTATAACTTTGCTCATTTAGGTGTGGTTAGGTATTAATTATTTAGCGTTACTTAATCCTTCATCGATTGTCTTGTACCACAATAGAAGGTATGATTTTACAGCTTGCGCCGATAGCAGTATTGATTGGCATTCTTAACACAGCATTAGCAAGCTTATCAATAAAGCTTTGCTCATTGATCGCAGAAACTAGAATCGTTGAGATATTATCAGCAACCCATTTCTTAATCATTACCTCTATTTCACTACCAATATCACCATGATACTGACCTCTAGTGTTAACTATCTCTAATATTTGCGTGGTCAGTAAGGTAAAATCTAATCCATGCACTACTTTGCTCATATTAATATTCTCCTTTCATTATTAATACCCAAGACGTCCACGTAAATCTTGTAACACCATCTGCATTGCAGGGGATAGCATGCCCGCTAAAATAGTTCCAGAAGCCCGGCCTATAAATCGTTCAAGCTCACTATTTATTTGTTCTTGAGCTACCTCATCCCATTCTGTTGATAACCTAAGTTTATCAACAGTCTCCTTCGCCTTGACCATGTAAGCTTCTCTTAGCAGCTCGTTAATTATTGATGGTGCAGTTTCTTTTTTAAACTTTAACACTTCGTGGTCTACAATCTTTTGCCACTGATCTGTAGGTATTAAATCAACTAAATCCTTACCAATGCGTTCCGCAATTTTTTGATTTAAACTTTGTATCTGACTTTCCACTTAATATTCTCCTTATATTAAATTTATTTTTAAAATCTATTACTAAGTCTTGTTTTATGGTATATTTTTTGCCGCAATTTTTTACTTTAGATCATATTTAGTTAGTTATATTTAGTTATTATTTATCGTCAGTTAATTCTAGTTCCTTTGTCCCTTTTAAGAAATCTTTAATTTCAGCCATCCACCGGCATGTAAATAGATACATCTCTTGATCATTGTCGATAACATATTGCTCAACCCTACTGTTGTACCCCATGTTCCCGGAGCCCTCTAATGTATAAAAATTATTCTCTAATGTCTGGCATGCAAAAACTTTAGCGTGAGACGAGCAAAAAAATAGACTTACCTTTGGATGGTCCGTGAACATATTTTTTACTATTTCTTCTTTCTCGCGATGTGCCTTATTTCTAAGGTTTGACATTAATATTTCAGCGTTCCTTATTTTTCCGTCATTTATAAGCTTTAAAAGTATTTTTGCGGCATTGAAATTAATAGAAAAAATAGCCATCTTTATGTCGATAATTACTTCTGTTTTTGTTATATATTCTATGAATTGGATTGCGTTAAACACTCGTCTTGTCACTAGCCTTATCTGTTGCCCGGGTAGTGGTAGCCCTATTTCTTCAAGTTTAGAAATTAACGCATAATGTTTTTCGCAATATCTACTAAAGGCATTATCCCCCATTTTTTCAAGAAATGAAGTAGTAGAATCTAGAGTTACTGTCAATATGTCGGGCTCGCCAAATAGTGAGCCTTGCATAGTTTTCATTTTATTACCTCTTAAATTTCGACATTATATTGAGAATGTGCAGCGAAATCATTTAGTGCTTGATCCTTGCCGTCCATCGCTTGTGCTATTAAGCTGGATATTTTTGTTATATCTCCATCCACTGTTTGTATCCATTCTGCTGCATTGTTTGTAATCCAGTTCGATAGGTTAACATTTAAAATAGTTGCCCTACCAACAAGCTCCATATCTAGCTCATCGCGTAGAACATACTTCCCTTCAGCTACCATTAATTCATGCTCGGCCTTTGCTGCCTGAGCGTTTAATCGCTTTATCTCTGCTTTTAACTTCTGCTCCTGTAGCTCTTTTTGTTGCTCTGCAACTTTTTTGCCTGTGGACTTCCTACGGAGATATGTTTTTGCATATTTTTGGATACTTGACAGTAAGTACTCACCATTTGTATCTGGGGTAAGTTTACCATCAGAGCAATGACTGTAAAAGCCTGCCTTCGAGATCTGCCAGCCATTCTTTTGTAGCCACTTCCAAACCTCTAGGCGATTATTGAGCTTGTTAATTTGCATAAATACCGGTTATATAGTCATTAAGGCAATCAATCATATTGTCTTCAGGGTGCATACAAAACCCTAGAGTTTTGAGGTTAAAATATTGTTCGCCACACTTTTCACAGTGGAAATGAGAAGCAATCGCAACTTCACCATCTTCGCCGTAAATTTTTTCCTCGACAAATGTATTAGGATAGCGAAATCGCTTAAACTCAAGGCAGTAAGCTCCAATATCAATTAAGGTTCCACAGCTTATACACCTTTTTCGTCGTTTTGTTGTAAGTTTTATAAAATCTGATGGATAACAGAAAAACCAATCTGCATCATCATTATCTGGACACCCACAGGATAGCATTAGTAACTCCTTATTTTTTAATTGTCGTTTTAAAGTTATACAATATTTAACAAGACATACCTGGACACTTACAGATCCCATAACTTTCATCAGCATAAGGATGTCCAGTCCCAGCACACCAAAGGCAAGTAGGGTTGAAGTCACTAGCCCAACCATTATCAACAAAATGAGGTGGGCCAGTGTAATTGCATTCCATACTTCCAAAGCTTTTCCCATCATGAAAATCATGACCCCTATTTTCGATGCAACCCTGAATCCCACATACTTTACATACTTCACCTTGCATGCTTGTCCCCTTATTTTTTAATTGTAGTTTTAAAGTTATGGCCAGATATTACCGCAGCTGGATGATTACATAGATACTCATAAACATTATCATCATAAAAAACTAATTTAGATATCTTTTTAGAAGTATCCCAATTTTCCTTCGCCCACACATGATCCTCTTTTATTTCGAGCCCACCATCGCCATTTTCAACGTGCCGGTGGATGGTTACGTGAGATTGCTGTAGCAATAAGTACAACTCCTTGATTGGGTTAGGCAATTTACTTGTTGTGGCAGGCACTGGATCCGGTTCCTGCCCAATTGTAAAAATAGGGGGTAGGCCAGCCAATGTCCAAGCCCTAAGGTCTACCCCAGCCTTCCAGGCATCACCTGGATCTTTGCCCTTAGGAACTGGCCAGCGTTTTGATTGTGGGAAAGTATCACGCCACCAGGATGATGCGTTTGCGCCTGCTGCATCAAAGTCAAGTGTATTGAGGATTTTAAGTGCATTACGTAAAACTAATACTGTGGTTGTGTCAGGCTTTACAGCAACTGAGCCTAGAGCTACAGCCCCCACAATATCGCCAACCTCTTGAATTAACAAAAAAGCGTCAAGCTCCGTTTCTAGCACTACAAAAGCCTTACATTCCTGATTTAAAAGCATTGTACCCATAACAGACCCTAATACTACTCTATACTTTTCATTATCCTTTGGATTTGCTAAGCGAACCCGGATACGTAAAACCTCGCCGCCTATGATATGTGGAACAATAATACCAGCGGGTAGCACCAAAGTCCTTTGTCGGCCTTTATCGTTTTTGACATCCTGTAAGCCCCATGATTTCCAGGGGCGGAAATCAGGTGATCCAGCACCGTCTTTCCCTGGATTTAGGCCTATCTTAAATCTAACTGCCGTCTCAGTGGTGATACCACGGCGTGCAAGCCACCCTAGGGCCTTGTCGTTATCAATAAGCAACTCATGGCATGTATCCACAAACTTTAACGCCTTCTCGCGCCATAGGGCCGGGTTAACAACAATATCTGGGTGAGTCTTTACCTCTGGGCTGTAGTTAGATGACGTAAGGGCTTTAGGAGAGGAGGGGGCTTTATATTGGGACACTAAGTACTGGCTAGATGATAATCCTAACTTTTCGAGGGCATCACGGAAACTAAGTCCATCAAATTCCCTGAGAAACTGAATCGCGTCCCCCCCCTTTCCACATCGTCTACACCAGAATGAACCCTGACCGTCATGGGTTGCTGGCCATGAGCAACACCTATCTTTACCGCCACAACCTGGGCATGCAGAATGATACTCGCCACCCTTCGACATTGAAACACGAGCTGGACTGATCCCGTGAGCTATTAACAAATCAATAATATTCATTTTTATCCTATTTATTTTATATTTTTTCTTTTTTTTACTATTTATTTTATATAAAAATATACTGACCTGTTAATAGACCATTACCCCGTAAATGTGCAAAGTACGTTCATGAGAGGCTTGCCCCGAGGGGAAAACCTGCATTTACCCGGTAATGGTCCCTGTTATAGTGTTTCCTCTAAGACTTCATCACGCAAAGATAGTCCGTAGTATCGTGCGCGTCCGTCTGTCTTCTTTTTCTCAAAGCGCTTAGATTCAGTCATAAACTTCCCAAAACGTTTTTGAGAGGGTATTTTCTTGCCGATATTATCTTCATACCATACCCTGAAACCTTTATATAAATTTGTAGCTTCAATGTATGCCCCAGCCTCGATAATACAACAGTCATCAAGGAAATCTGCAAGCAAGTCTTCATCGCGCTTGTAATCTGCCGTCGCCTCCTTAACACTATCAGGAGGACTAAGCCCTTCTTTTTGCCAAAGTAAACAGCCTCGTACGAGCCATGCCAGTATACCTGGTGCTGATTCTTGGAATTTATTCCGCAAGCTTTTATCTACACGTTTTTCATTTGATGCTTTAGGTTCCCGGTCGACGAATGATAGATTATGTGGGATTAAAAATGCGCGCTCCCAGAACGCAAAATCATTTGCAGGGGCATGTGGTTTATGATTCGTTATCAGTACTAATAGATGTGTAGGGTCGAATGTCATTAAATACTTATCGTGCAGCCCACGAGCGGTTAATTTATCTCCACCAGTCAGCCACTTCACACGAGCTGGGCTAAAACGCTTGCCATCATCTGTTTCTGATGCAATTGCTATTCTCAATCCTTTTAATGCCATTAATTCCGGAGACGGGCCAGATGAGCTTGCCGATCTATTCTCGAGTAGCATTTCAGCAGGCACCGGGCCGGCATTAGCGCCTAAAACGTATGATATAGTTTCCAGCACTAAAGATTTACCGTTTCTGCCTTGGCCGTGGAAAACGGGGAAAACGTGCTCAATATTAAGCCCTGTAAGGGCGTATCCAAAAAGTCTTTGGATATACAATATTAACTCTTTGTCGCCGTCATAGATCTCAAGGAGTGCTTTTTCCCAGTCTTTTGCTGGGGCATTTATTCCTTCCCAATCAATTAAAGACTTCTTGCTAATATAGTCATTCGGTCGACCATCACTCAGCTCGCCAGTTTTTAAGTCGATTACCCCATTTGCGCATGCCAGCTTCCACGGCTGCATATCAAGCTCGCCACCCTTTATTGCTAATGGGTCCTTATTTGTTTGCGCAAACTTTAAGCAGTTTGTTCGTCCCCTCTCTGATCTTAATTTTAATATTCTCTTAATAATCGAGTCTTGTTTTTTCTTTGCACTCTCTTGGCCTGCCTCGTCTTTATTTTTAATTGCTTCCGAGAGCTTTTCGCCGAGAGCAGGCAACTCCTCTGCGTACCGGTCTACAACATCCTCCACCGCAGCGGTTGAGAAATTCATATGATCAAGTTGCCAGCTATGATTATGCCACATTAGCCATTCTGCTGAATTATTGACATACAAAAACTTATCCCTCAGTAGTGCGGTATACAGCAACCCGTCTCCGAGCTCGTTGGATTTAAGGCAGTCAAAAACAAAACTTGAGCTTACTTTGTTTTCTACTTCATCTAGAGGCACACTCGCTGGGTGTGCTCTCTCTTCCTCGTCGATACGTGCTTGTACTTGTTTTTGTATGTCGCTCAAAACGCCTGCATCTATTTGCTTGTCTTGAGCCACAATCAACAACCACTCATGCTTTGCCATTTACTAATTTTACTGCGCCATATAGCAACTGCCTGCCGACTAAGTCCAGTAGCTAAGGTAACCTCTTTTGTTTTCAATTTAAACGTAAAAGAGACTAGTAAGACGAAAAAAATATCTGATGAAATCTTTGCTCCCTCCAGTATAGTGTTAGTAAAGGCCGTGAACCTCTTGCCGCACACAGTGCACTGTAGCCTGTGTAGATTATTAAACCTTTGCAGGCTATCAACTGGTAATAATTGCCTACATGCTGGACATGTAGGATCTTTTTTGTGGAGCTTTGAAATTAGCCATTTACGACAAGCTTCTTGGCTCAACATATCTTTCAGTTGAGCCAGTACAATTCCGCGTTCTCTCTCATTATCCTTAGCCACTACCAACCTCCATACCTTATTCTTTTTTTCCACTTGTAACTAAACTTCACCCGCACACGATAGTTGGGGATTCTATACCCGTTTTTGCTTAT